AGCACCTGATAAGGTTCAAGAGCTTGCTATCAAGCTGCAAAGAGACCGATTAAACCCCGAGAATTATGCCGGAGGATTTTATAAACTCGGTGAATTTTTAAAAAGATTTATAAAAGAAAACAAATTTAGCCAAGATGAAATTATCTTGGCTCATATTTTGGGTTTTCATCATATTACAAACGCAGAATGTAACGAAATTTATGGTTTTAGACATTTACCTTCAATAATTCAAACCATTGAAGAAAAAATCAAACCGAGAGTTGTTAATTCAGTCCCGACACCTGGAACAAATCGTTTCGGTGAAAAAACAACTTATCACGAATATTCGTTGGGGGAAGTTGCGTGAATAAATTAACTGATGTGGATAAATACCCAACATTTATGATTAAAAATAATCGCTTGATAAAAGTATCGCTTTTAGACATCGAAGGTACAACTTTTTCAGATCCGCATCAATGGCATCATTTTGTAAGAAAAACTATCAGGAAAAATAATCCTGAATTTTATGCAAGGGTTGAACACTTACAAAAGATGATATTGATGCCTTCAGAAATGAATTACGACCTTGAAGGAATGAGCGAAAATGGATTTGCTAATAAATGGGGTGGGTTAAACAAGGATGATTTAGTATTTAATCGCAGTAAATGGCGAGAGGGTTATTATGAATGATAAATTTTCAAATTGGAGTGATGAAGAAATCGAATTTTTAAAAATATATTTTCCTCATAAAAATAATGATTTACTTCAATCAAAATTACGAGAAATAAATTTAGCCAATGGCAGAGATATTCACCGGACGACTTTTTCAATCTCAAATATGGCTCATAGATTGAAACTTCGCAAAACCGATTATTACCGGAGACAAGTTAGATTCCAAAGAGTTTTAAAAATAAAAAAAGAAAAACAATTAAAAATTTTAAAGCAAATAGAAAATCAAAAAGAATTTATAACATTACCCCAAAACTTAATCAAGAATAGTAATAAATATGAAAGATAAAAGCACTATTTGTTAGGTGCTACAAGACAAAAAGGAGGAAGTATGACGAAAAAAGAAAACGTCGTCAAGTTTGAGCCGAAGGAGAAAAGCGACAAGCAGATCAACAAAATTAAGCTCGAAAAAAAGACCGGTGCGGTAAGCGTTGGTTTTGAAAAAAATACCGATAGCGGTAAAAAAGAAACCACTTTCACAGGGTTTCAAGAGGCAAGAAAGGAATTTAAAGAAACATTCCAAAAGTTAAAAGGTGTTATGTTCGATATATTGCCTTGTCTAAATGATGATTACCAAGACAAAACAGTTATTACAGGGTATTCAATCTCTTACAAGGGAAAAGACCTTATGGGAATTGTTATGACGGCTCAAATCGAATTACCGAGCCAAAATTGCCCGTTGAACATCAATACTCCGTTTGTAAAATTCCAATCATATTGTGAAGCAAACGGCATCGATGATGAAACTCAAATCAACAGAACACATCAAAAAGTTTTGAGTGAAATTTTTGAATATACCGAAAGATATATCAAAGGTGAATCGGCGAAACAGCAGTTACCACTTATAAAAGAAGGTTAAAAAATTAATTAGATAGATGGAAAAAGGAGGCTTTAACGAGCCTCTTTTTTTGTAAGTTAGGGGTGAAAAAGTGCATTATAACAAATATTCAAATCATAAGGTTGTCGTTTGCGGAATAAAATTCGACAGCAAAAGAGAAGCAAACCGGTATTTAGAATTACACGGACAAGAAGTTCTCGGAGAAATTAAAGATTTAGAACTTCAAAAAGTTTTTGAATACAGAATCGACGGAAAACTTATGTTCAAGTATATCGCCGATTTTGTTTATAAAAGCAATATTGACGGATTTAATCACGTTGAAGATGTTAAGGGCCTGAGAACTCCGGTATTCAATCTTAAAAAGAAAATTATTGAGGCAGTTTATAACATCAAAATTGAATTAATTTAGGGAGTTAGGAAGTTGATTATTTACAAGTGTACAAACACCATCACGGATGAGTGTTACATCGGTCAGACTGCGAATACTTTGCATAACCGGAAAGTAGATCATATTTATGAAGCTTTCAAGAGGCTACGAACAGATAAATTCCATAAAGCTCTCAGGGAGTTTGGACTTGACTGTTTTACTTGGGAGCAAATTGGTATTGCTCGAAACTTTTTCACTTTGGCAAAAATGGAGAAAAAATTTATTCTCCACTATAACAGCATTGAAAACGGTTATAACTCAATGCTCAGGGCTGATAAAACGATGAAAAGAAAATTTAGTAAGGTTAAAAATGGATAGATTTAGCGATGTAAGTTTGGAATCTATTAAACAGATTGCCAAAACTCCGGCCAAAGAAATTGACCGGCGAAGGATTAATCTGTGGTTTCATAGATTCCTTTATTACAAATTTGATTCTCCAGTTCTTTCGGATTACGAATACGACAAAAAAGAATTGGAATATAAAATTTTACGGGAGCATTACACAAATGTAAAAATTCGATTTAGTTGTCCTCTGCTCTGTGTTGGAACGGATGCGGACAAAGCGACAGAAAGTAAAATCGAACAATTAATAAATTACTGGAAAAAGAATAAAGAATCTAAACCAAAAGAGGACTTAAAAACCGGATTTAACGGTCAAGTCCTTTTATTTGGCACGAATTTTTTACGGGAAGGATGAAAAAATGGAAAAAGATTGGACTGGAAACAAAAAAACAACATTTTCGACTTTGGGTGCAAGTAGCCACTCTGAACACGAAAGAGAACAACACGATTATTATGCAACCGAGCCGCTCGCAGCTAAAGAGTTAATAAATTTAGAACCCGACTTAGAAAATATTTGGGAATGTGCTTGCGGAGAAGGACATTTGGCAAGGATATTCAAGGTTGCCGGTAAGCTTCGTTGGGCGAGTGATTTAATCCATCGTGGCTATGGCGATGGAAATATCGACTTTCTCAGGAAAGAATTTTGGCAATGGAGCGGTGATATTGTTACAAATCCGCCCTACAAATATGCTGTAGAGTTTATTACAAAGGCCTTAGACAGCGTGCAAACAGGGCGAAAAGTTTGTATGTTCTTAAAATTAACCTTTTTGGAAGGAAAAGCACGAAAAAAATTCTTCATAGAAAATCCGCCAAAAACTATTTATGTTTCAAGTTCAAGGATTAAATGTGCCTTGAATGGTAATTTTAACGAAACCGGAAGTAGTGCCGTTGCTTATGGTTGGTATGTTTGGGAAAAAGGTTACAAGGGCGAAACGACGGTAAAGTGGTTTAATTAAATAGTTGAGGTATGAAATGGGGATTAATGTATTAGGCCTATTTGACGGCATTTCTTGCGGTCAAGTAGCTTTAGAACGTGCGAAAATCAAAATTAATAATTATTATGCAAGCGAAATCGATAAATATGCAATCCAAATAACTCAAAAAAATTATCCCAATACTATTCAACTAGGAGATATAAATAATTGGAAAAATTGGAATATTGATTGGGCTAACATAGATTTATTAATAGGTGGATCGCCTTGTCAGGGATTCAGTTTTGCCGGAAAGCAATTAAATTTTGACGATGAAAGAAGTAAATTGTTTTTCGTTTATGTTGACATTTTGAATCACATTAAAAAATTAAATCCGAATGTCAAATTTTTACTTGAAAATGTAAAAATGAAAGATGAATACAGGAATATAATTTCTGAACTATTGGGAGTGAAGCCAATAAAAATTAATTCCTCTCTCCTTTCTGCTCAAAACAGAATCCGATTATATTGGTGTAATTGGGGTCAACCTTCTCAAAATTTATTTGGGAGTTGTTATCTTCCAATCCCTCAGCCAAGAGATAAAAAGATTTTTTTGAAAGATATTGTACGGAATATCGAAGAAATTGACCCAAAATATTTTTTAAGAAAAGAACAATTATTAAAATTGGATTTTACTGGATTATCTAAAAAAACCAGTAGTAAAGTTCAAGTAATAGCCAACGGCGAGAAATATAGAAAAAGTTATAGAGTTTTTGATATTAATGGAAAATCTGAGACTTTGGACACTTCACAGGGCGGAGGTAGAGGTTTATACGCTTTAATCAAAATTGATAAAACCGGCAAAATTAAAGAAAATCAAAATAAAGCTTGTTGCCTCACTGCCGGTGCAAATTCAGGCGGCAACCATAGTGATATGGATATATTATTAGTCCAAATAAACAGAGGTTTTAATCAGGGAAGGGTAATTGTTAAAAAAAGCTCAACTCTTACAACCGGCCAATGGGCTTATAATAATATCGCATTTATCAAAATAGATGATGATTTATATGTTGCTATTCGTTTACCGCCGATTGAATGTGAAAGATTACAAACATTGCCGGATGATTATACCAAAGGTGTTTCAGATACCCAAAGGTATAAAAGTCTTGGAAATGGTTGGACAGTTGACGTAATAGCACATATTTTAGGAGGAATGGGTGAGTAACATATTCATAAATCACTACGGAGAAAATGCACAGTTGGGCCAGTTAGCAAAAGAAGCTATTGAACTGGCTCATTCTATCAATGATTATTTAGACGGAAAAGACACGCTCGACCACGTTATAGAAGAAATGGGTGACTGTGATAATTTAATCAGCCAATTTGAAGAACACTGGGGCGACGGTAAAATTTTTATGGTAGTGAGAGAAAAACAAGCAAGACAAATACAAAGAATGAAGGAGAAACAAAATGAAATTTGAAACAAGAAATATGGGATTCGGAACAAAAATGATTGACATTAACCCTGAAGATGTAAAACGGGTTAAAGAACATCCAAGTTGCTACAAGCTTTCAGTTATAGAAATGAAAGACGGCAGTTGTATTACGGTACAATGCAGGCCGTATGATGCAGAGGAAAAATTAAGCTTAGCACACAGATAATTATTAAGGAGAAATAATGGACAGATTTAAGTTTAGGGTGTGGGATCACATTTTTAAAGAATTTACTTTCGCAACACCGGCATTAATGCACACCGGAATTTTATGCGGTATGACCGAACAACAACAAGATAGGTACGAAATACAACAATGTACGGGACTGCAAGATAAAAATGGTAATCTTGTTTTTGAGGGAGATATTGTCAAATCATACAATGACGAAATATGCGAAATCGTTTATATAGTAAATGATTGCTGTTTTGAAATCTCTAGCAAATGGAACGACCACCCAATGTGTAATTTAGATTTTAAATTTACAATCATCGGCAACATCCACCAAAACCCCGAACTTTTGGAGGGGCAAGATGGACGATAGATTCAAATTTAGAGCGTATATCTCAGACGAGAATGAAATAATACATTTTAATACGGCAACCGACACGCACGGTTACCATTTGTCTTGGTGGGAATGTTCAAAAATCTCTAAACCGGCGTTATATAGAAATTCTTGTCTATACCAAAAAGAGTGGGAATTAATGCAATGCACCGGATTAAAAGATAAAAACGATAAATTGATTTTTGAGGGAGATATTTTAAAAAATAATGTTAATAATCTTATTCAATACGTTATTTATAATCAACCTCAATGTGAATTTTCATTAAAGCATACAGACGAAGAAACTCGGGAAAGAAAATCATTTTGGCTTGGATCTTTATGGAAATCAGATATTAAAAATTTAGGATATGAAATCATTGGGAATATATATGAACATCCTGAACTTATAGAAGAAGAAAGTTGTAATAATTGCGAGAAATCCGGCCTATGCCATTGTTCAAAAATGGATGAGGACAATGTTGGGTGTGTTGCCGGACGATGCGGAGAATATAAAAGAGCTGTCAAAGAATAGAATAATCACGGGAGGAAGTATGGAACAACTAATCAACGGAGAAACATTTTACGGAAAAGGTGAATACAAAGACAATTACGACGGCCTCGATGCAGAAAAGCAAATCGAGGTTGATTTATTTAGAGCCGGTCAGAAAGGTGAAGTAAATCATACATCACCAATTAAGCCCAGTAAAATCCCTCAAAATCTTGTAAAAAATTTAATGGATAAATATTCGCACGACGATATTATCAATTTATTACTTGATGCTCAGGCGATTAAGGGCTTGTTAAGGGAAAAACTGTTTAACAATTACGCAAAAAATGTGAAAAAACAAACAGTTTGCGAAAAGTATTTAGACGAAATATTTTATAGAAAGTAGGTTAAAAGTGGAAAATGATATATTAAATAATTTTTTAACGGTAAAAGAAGCGTTGCCGTATTTCAGGATAGAAAGCGAGCAAACCTTTTATACTTGGATTCGGAGGGGGAAACTCCCCGAAAAATTAATCCAAAAAATTGGAGGGGGTATTTTCGTAAGAAAGAACGTGTTAAAAGCCTTTATACTTGGGGAACAGACATAACAGCAGACTAATTCTGATGTAAAAATCTCTGTCCCATCTGTGTCCCACTACAAAAAATATGCAACGTAAAATCAATACTTTCAAGGCTATTAAATTGTATTGTATTTTATTCAATAAATAGGCAAAAATGGCACTAAAAAAGGGATACAGCGTTGTAAATTTCTGATTTACAGTCTGCTCCCTTTAGCCACTCGGGCACCTACCCATATTGAGTTTTCAATGTTTTGTGTTTTTTCTTGTGTCCCTTTTGTGTCCCAACGCTTTTTTGAATAAAATGGATTGTGTTTGAACACTAGACAAGTTAAGCTTACTAAAAACTATCTAAAATGTCAACAGCTTTTAGCATATTTTCAGGTGTGGGGTGAGAATATCTTTGTGTCATTGCTAAAGTGCTATGCCCCATATACTCTTTAACCGTTCCTAAGTCTGCACCATTGGCTACTAAACGAGTTGCGACTGTATGCCTTAAATCGTGAAATCTGAAATTTTCAATATTTGCACGTTTGCACGCCTCGTTAAATCCGTTATCTATCTTTTTAAATCTTGTGTTTGTGCGGTAACTTATGAAAACAAATCCAGTTTTTTTAATCCCTATTTCTTCTAAAATTAGTTTTAATTTTTTGGAAATTGGGAGTTGTATTTTTTTGTGTCCCTTATTCAGTTGTCTTAAAATTTCTATAAAATTAGCATCAAAATCTATGCTTTCCCATTTTAGATTAAGGACGTTTGAAAGCCTTAATCCGGTCGATAAAGCACATACTATTATCGGTTTCATATAAGCCGGAATCTCAGACATCAACCGTTCTTCTTCCTCTTTGGTGAGGTATCTTGTGATTTGGTTATCTTCCTTTAATTTTTTAACACTCCGGCAAGGGTTTTGAATATTCAATTTTTTATCGATTATTACATCATTAAACGCTTTTGATAAACAAGCATAATACCTATTAAAAGTAGCCTTTGACCGTTTTTTTGTTTTTATAAGATATGTTTTAAATTCCTCTATCTTGCTAGGGGTAATTTCAGATATAGAATTTTTCGCACCGAAAAACTCGCTTAATACTTCGACTTTGTGCAAATTATCCTTGTGGGTTTTTTCCGCATTGTTCGCCTCTGAAATTCTCATAGAAATATTAAACATTTCTTTTATGGTTATTATTTGGTCGTCCGGTATTTTCCCACGATGAATTAAACTCATTTTTGTAATTAAATCAGCTTCAAACTCTTTCGCTTCTTCATAGGTATTGCACCCATAACAAACACCGTGAGGGCGTTTGCCATAAAGTCTAAATCTATAATACCACTTCCCATTTTCAAATCTTACGCTCATAAAATTAATATAGCACAATTACATAAAATTAAACAAAAAAAAACCGTCTCAGTTTACAAACTGAAACGGTCAATTAAAAAGAAAGGAAAACACTAATTTTCCACTATGGTTTTCGGGGCGATAAGCATGATTGAATCATTTTTAGGTGTATTTGTACCCCCGAGTATATAAACAAGCCTTAAAAACGATTTTGAGCGTTCTAGGAATTTTCTTGATACCATCCAATTTTTGAACGAATGAAAGATCCGCAATCATCTTTTGAAAGCCAAGAATACGGAGGAATAAATATAATATCTATTTTCCCATAACTTGTGGTGTCCGGATGCTTCTGTCCGAATTCGTAATGTGTCATTATTGTGTCCGGAGTAATTTTTATATCATATTTTTTCGCCAGCTCCGCACATAATTTCATACAAGCCTCAAATTGTACTTTAGTTATCGGACAACTTCCGATATGACTTGAACTTTGGAAGCCGACCATACCGCACATAGAAACTCCAATCGAACCGGTGTTCCCTCCGCCAGTATGATGAGCGTATTTATTGTCCTCACAATTCAAGTTATCCTCAGGTTTAAATTTCCCTTGATGCAGTTTTCCGAGAGTATCTATCAAATAGTGATAACACTCTAATTCGTGAGCCGTAGGCATACCAAATCCGGCCGTCCAATGAATTATGATTTTTTTCATTTTTGAACCCTCAACAAATCGAAAATCTTATCGATGCTATCTTTCACGTCTGTATATTGCTCTTTTATGCTTTCCTTCATTTCTTGGTATTGCTTAATAACAACGAATTTATTTTCTGCATCTTCGAGAATTTCTCTATGTTTTTTTTCAAGCTGCTCCGGAGTAACAAAAATTCGGTTTTGTATCAAAAACATAACCAAAACAATAATTATCGGCGACCATTGTAATAATAAATTATCCACTATTTTTTAACCTCGCTCTTTTGTCTTTTCTTCCCTTTGAATAAGGTATATGTAGGTGTTGCTTTAATCGGTATTACTTTCAATTTTCATCCTCCTTGTAAATTTTTGTCATATCAAAATATTTTGGCTCATCCTTAAACCATTTTTTTATTAACCAGGTAAACCAACCAACATTCAAATGTACTCCCAAATACATAACATTGGTTAAAAACGGACTAAGCCCAACAGATTTCATCATTCGGCGAAATTTTGCATTTGCTTTTAAGAAAGTGGTTTCTCTTAATTCCAAAAATTCTTCCGGAATATTTTTACAAATTAAAATCCCTTTATCATCAACCATACGATTTGCAACATATCCACGTTTACACAATTCGTAAAAAGGCAATTTTACAATAAGCTCTTGATGAAATTTACACTCAAAATCGTGTCCGATTGCCGGTCGGATGTCCCATTGTGTTCGTCCGCCCGTTGGGTAAGTATAGCCGTCAGTTTCGCAATTTCTCGGTACAAGGTAGATTTGCTCATCCTCATCCATAAAAAGCTGATTATGAAGCGTGTACCACTTGCTTCCATTATCTTCTTGCTGAATTACGGATTTTCCTGTTATAAATCGTCCTAGCATTTTATTTTACCTTTTGCAACAATTTAACAGCTTCATCCCTAACTTTATCGAGAACTCCGGCGACGGCTTTATCGGCAATTTTATCGACAAAATCAGGGGTACTAAATCCGCAATAACCTTTAATTGCAGTCTCGGCAAGGGCAGTAATTGAATCAGCCGTAACATCTTCGTCCATACCCTCTAATTGAGCGATTGCCATTTTTGCCAATCCTTTCGCTTGCGATTTCAAAACCGCTAAGACGAGTTTTTGTTGTAATTTTTTGAACATAATTTTTTCCTTTCTTAAAACTTCCACGTTATTTTAAACTCAAATTTACCGTCCCAAAGGTAAGCCCAACCTGAGAGACGGTCTTTTAAATTTTTAAAAAAATTCATAATTTAATCCTTAATCTATAGCCCATACCATTTCGACTTGGACGGTATCACCTTTCGGGCCTCTAAGAGAAGCAATAAAATCGGCTTCTGTGCCGATATTGCCTAATTCCAACCAAACTTCGTATGCACTTTTTCCCTGAATACCTGGATCGCCTTTGTCGCCTTTTGCCTCTGCAAAAGTTACATCACTTTCGTTTTTTTCTGCTCCTATTGTTACGTTTATACCTGTCATATTAATCTCCTATTTCCGGATAAATGTACATCATTGGGGCATTTTTAAATTCTTGTGGGATTATTGTTTGTGCAAATTCTATCCCGTTATTTATTCTCAATCCCCAATAGTAAGTCCCGTAACTATTTCCTTTGGATTCTAATTTGTCGGTATCATCTGATGATAGATTTATCGTAATACCTCCCAATGCAGAACCGGCGAATTCTTTATGAATCAAAGGGATTTCGTCATTAACATTCTTTTTAATAACAAAACTTATTGTGTAAGGTGTCATATCTTGGTTAAAATTAAATGTAAAAGAGGCAGAATCCCCCTTCCGACCTTTTATAAGTAAGCTGGTTTCATCTATTGTAAATGGCATAATTCCTCCTAAATTCCGTTTGTGTTAAATCTTGTTAAATATCCGGCTTTTACTTCATCATAAATTTTGAAGAAAGTATCGGCGTCCATTTCGGTATTGAAAGCGGATGATTTATCTGCTTGATAAATTAAAAGAACTCCGGCCGGAAAAACATTTTTTCTCATTACATCGATTGCGTAAGTGTTAAAAATAGAAAGCAAATCCCCAACCGCAGTATTTACTTTCAAAAATCCGATACTTGTTGATATAAATTCTTTGAGCAGAGCTTTTCTTTCAGCATCTGCAACTTGATTTTTATATTCGTCAGTTTCAGAAATATCAATAATTTGATTATTCTCAAATTTGTAACCATAACCACGATTATAAATTGCGATTTGTTCGTCCGGAATATCGATAAATCCGTCAGATTTCAGCATTTCAACATCGCCGGAATAATTTAAAATATTGTCGTTTTTGTTTTGCGGTGGAAAAATAAGTTTTCCATCTTCGATTTTTGCGTACATTTTTGTCTCCTTATCTCATTTGATAACCTATTAACTTAAATCCCCCTGTTTGTTGTTGTGGACAATTCGGGTTCCCTCCAACCGTTGCACTTATAGCATCAAATTCGATTGAAGAAATATTATAAGGAATTTTTACCGATTTATCAGAACTCCAAGGCAAGCTCAAAGCACCTGTATTATGGACTTGAACTCCTTTTTTATAAAGAGTAAAATTCGCCCACCTTGCACAATAAAATCCTCTATCTGCGACCCCATTTGTACCTTGTGTTATAATTTGGGTTAAAAAAACTGTTTTGTCTGTGGTAGGCAAAGCCAAAGTTGTATAAGAACCTGAATTATTTCCGGATTCAGAATCTTCATTCCAAAATTGCCAAGACTGATCCCCTCCTTGGTTATGCCAATAATTTCCTGTAACAATACAACCACTTCCATCGTCCCTAGAGGTCATTTTATGATTAATAAAAGGAACTTTTATTAAATTATGCCTACCTAATAAAATTTTATTCATTTTAAGCCCCTATCTGAACATAAGAACCAATCCAAGTAGTACCACCGTCAAAACTTTCAAAGAAAAGTTGATTTCTCACCCCTTCCGTAGTAACCAAAGTAGGCACAACCCCATATTTCCATTTAAAAGATGTTCCAACAGTCGGCAAAGTTAATGATGCCGTACTTGCCAAAGAAAAATCAATCATACAATAACGATATTTTGTTGATGTTCCGGTCGGCAAGGCCAAAGTACAAGATGCAGTAATGCTCGCCGTGCAGATTCTATCCATTGTTAATGTAAAATTAGCTGAGACAGTCCCAAGCGGTAAAACTTCGGAGGCCTTTTCTATATAAGCGATAGGAGCAAGGTTTTCGAGGTTAGTAGGCAAGAAATAAACAATTCCTCCGGATGCGTATGTCCCGTTTCCGACAGAATTATTTAAACTGAAAGAGTTTGCATCGATTTTTGTGATTGTCCATTCTCCATTCGCCGCACTTCTACCACCATCAGAATTAAGAACGCCGTTAATAAAAGTTTTTTCTCCGGTTGATCTATTGTGTCCGTTAGAAATAACCACGATAGGAGTTGCGTTTGTTACGTTGCTTATCGTGCTTGTAGCGTAACTCTGCTCTTTCGTAAATTTAATACTTCCATCTTTGTTGATAAAGTTGGAGTAATCTGTTCCAAGCCCGTTAATAAGGCCTAATAAAAAATTATTATTGGCATTTATTTCGGTTGCTTTGATTTTTGTTCCAGGTGTGTGTACTGTTAAAGCCATTTAAAATCCTTTCATTATTTTTCGATTTCAAAACCGTTTGGTATGTTACTTTTCTTTTTAAATCCTTTAGCTTTTGGAGCAACCATTTCAGTTCCACCAAAGAAACGTCCGGAATAATAAAACGGAGTTTTTGCCCTCGCCTTTTTATCAGGGACAAATAATTGACTGTCATAACTTCTATATGGCAACATTTTTTCTATTGAACCGGCCGGAGTGTAAGTCCGCAATATTTGAGAAACCAAATAAGATAGTTTATCCTCACTACTCATCGATTTTCCCCATTCTCTATCCGGAGCAGTCAATGGAATTTCGCCAAATTTATTTCCGCTTATTGCCGATGTAGTGAGACCAACCAAAGGATTTAATTTTCCGGCCATTTCGGAAAGGTCGCCCTCTGTATAATCACCAATAATTGAGTGAGGCAAGAAACTTGAAGAATCATACATCACCGGTTTTCCATCGGAAGGTACTTGGCTTATATCCGGCTCTTTTTGCAATTCTCCATCAGAATCATAGTAATAACCTTGATATACAGCTCTTTCTTGGTATTCCCGAAGTTCTCGGCCAGTATCCGCAAATTCCTCTTTTTGGTCTCGTGCCATATCTGAGCCTATTTGTGCCGGTTTCGCAACCACAGCATTAAAAGCCGTTGGTCTGTCAACGAATTGATGAGCCATAACTTTTGATTGCTCTACGAATGGCCTTGCAAAAGGTATAACGCTTGTTAAAGCAACGCCATCCTCCCACATAGGAGCGTTATACAAAGGTTTTTTGGTATTATAATCACCTAAACTCTTATATGTATTTTCAAGTGCTAAATCTTGCACTTGCGGATTGTTGATTATTTCTTCCAATCCTACGCCTTGATGAGTGGCTAAATCTTGCATCTGTTTAATATAATTAGCTCTAAAAACTGAGTTTTCAATGTTTGAGTTTGTATCGAAAATCCAATCAATTACTTTTGTCATAACGTTTTGGGTTGACTTGAAAGGCAATACTTTATTTGTTACCGCATTTATTCCCTTTTCAATTAAAGGAATTGATTTGTTTTTTTCGCTTCCGAAGAATCCGGCATCTTGTAATTCAGTCGGGAAAACATCTTTTAATTTTGGGTTGTTAGCTGCTTTATATGCTTTTAACGGTACGCCCTCAATCATATTGTTGATGAAGTTATTTGCCGTGTTATTTACGATGAAACGGCCGGTTGCTAATGCGTATCTTTTGAACGGTTGATTTAATTTGTTTAGAACTTTATCAACACCCTTCGGCTTATAATAATATCCGGAAAGAGTTTTAATCGCTCTCTCAGGTACTTGGTAGATTGGGAAACCTTCTTTTGTTGATGTTCTGTAAATATCTTCGGCGTTTTTATCAAAATAATCTTTTAATATTTCGTCAGATTTTGCATAACCCTTCTCCCGAATTTCTTGCATAATTAATTCCGGAGACCATACGGTATAACCTTTTTTAATTTTTCCAAATTCATCAAGAGGCATAGAGAAATTATGGGTAACTTCATCGATAATTTTTCTATTGGCTTGCAGTTTTTCAACGGATTTTAAATAAGTGTTTAGGGATTTATCAACATCAATTTTCGGAGAAAGACCATATTTTCTTTTGTTCAAAATTGGGACGGGTTGTTCCAATTCAAAAACATCCGGATCAATTCCTAATTTTTGTTTAGCTTTGTCCAACAATGTTCTATCGCCATAATTGACGTTTAAATAAGTCGGTTGAATGTCTGAACCTTCATACTCGGCTTTCATTAAATCTAAATCCATATCATTTACTCCGGCATAAGTTTTCAACTCTCCGGATTCGGCTAATTGTTTTAATTCGCTTGGAGTAAAATTATTTTTATTATTTTCAATCCAACGAGCGATAACAGCTTGTTTATAAGGGTTATTTTGTGCCGTTTTCTCAGCCAAATAACCGCCCTCAACCAAGGATTTTGTATTTGTATTTACAATATCTCGGATTTGCTCTGCTGATTTTAATACACCGGTAGAAACATTTTTATTATTCATCGGGTCTTGTAAATATTTTACTAAATCGGCTTTATCCTCTTTGCTTAAATCGCCAATTATATCGTTGATTTTACCTTCAATTTCAAGACTTCTCGCCTGAGAATATTTTGTATGTTTATTAAAGATTTTCCCGATTTTATCATCCATCTCACGAGTAGTGAATATAGGGTTTTTCGGGCTCATTTCTTGCATCTTTTTAAAGATTTCCTCAGAAGATAAATTTTCAAGTTCCGGATCAAATTCAAAAGGTTCAGATTTTGGATAATTCGGATTGTGTAATTTTTGGCCGTATTTTTGGAAATATTCTTGCGTTGCACTTTTTGCTAGAGGATGTCCGCTATTGTACAAATTCAAATATTCATTGTAATAATCTTGGTATCTTTGAGGAAGTCGAACAGAAGCCACATAGCCGGTTTTATTAAAGTTTTCAGCTTCGTCAAGAGCATTATAATAGCGGAGATAAAAATCATCTTTCGCCTCGTCCGGTAATTTGTCCAAAACATTATTAAAATCATCATTAATTTTGTTGAAGGAATTTTCATCACCCAAAACAGATGGATTTTTCTTTATTTTATTAATCGTGCTATTTAAAGATTCTTCGGCATCAATTATCGCCATTTCCAACGGATCAGAAATATTCTTTTTAAAGAAGTTTCCTTTTTTTGCCCCTGTGATGAATTGCTTTTTATGCACGTCGGTTTTAAGCTCATCCAAATTTTTTATAAACTGAGTTTTTGCACCTTTTTCTACTTTCACCATTCTTGATGTTGGAGCAAACTGATTTAATTTTTCATTTTGAATTTTGGTAAATTCATTCAGGTTCAAAGGTCTTTCGTCCATAAGCTCATTTACTGCCGGTCTTGGCTGTGTTTCAGCTTTTTTAAATTGGCTTAATCCGATAGGTCTTTCAGTTTCGGCAACATATTTTTGAGGATTTTTCGCCAGGTCAGCAAGTTCTTTTCCGGCACTTTTAAACCTACCTAATTTCGCAAGTTTAGCAACTTCTCCCACACTTAATAAATCAAGTGTAGTGGTGAGAGGGTTTTGCAACATAGGCTTGAAGTTACCTTTTACGGCTTCTTTGTATGGATGGATAATAGCTTCGCCAACTTCCGGCACAATTCTTTTGGTATTTTCCCAAATCTCTTGAAAATCTTTTCCGGTTATAAGTTGCTCGTGGTTTTTTGCACGGTCGTATAATTCGGTAGGCACGTCAATTAACGCTCCTTTTAGGGTTTTCCCTAGAAGCGTTGCTCCGCCTTTTGTAATATCTTTTAAATCCAATGCACCATTTAACCAAGTCGCTTCCGGATGTGTTACTTCCGGAGTAAAACGGCCGGTTTCTTCCTCCCATTTCGGCAATATTGTCTCTTTTAACCTATCACCAAAGGATTTCTTTTTATATGCTTCGACTTTCCCTTCGAGGACTTTTTGATTTTCCTCAGAAAAAGGATTAGTAAAAATAGGTATTTCTTTACCACCCAAATTTACAGATACAGTCGGGACATATTCTTGATTATTTTCACTTTCAGGAATTTGGTTAGAAGTGTCTTGGGTTGGGGAATCTTCAACCTCAAATCCACTCGGCAATTTTTCATCAACCTTGTAGGCTTTAGGCGGTTTTGTTTCAACCTCATAACCCTGTGGGAGTGATTCTTCTACTTCAAATCCATCGGGTACTATATTATTTTTTACAGTTTTTGCCATTTCCCACCTTTACGCACCATACGTTCGCCGGTTTCTTTATTCCTAATAACTGTTCCATCTTTCACGGGTTCGGGGTATTTAGCTCCGTAATTTGTTTTAGTGCTGTTAGTACCGCCACTATGGACGATATTACTTGTCGTGCTTCCGGATTTGTGTATTTCTTTTGAAGTATGACCGGAGTAATTCATATTTACCTCTTTTGGAAGCCATCCGGTATTTTTAAGCATATCAACCGGCATCTCCTGTTCGAGCAAATCTGCATTTTGGCCGTTGGAGAAGTCATATTGGCTCATAATGTATTTTTTATATTCCGGTGAAACATTCATTAATTCACCCAAAGTAATTGTTTTACTTTTGGCTGTTGTTACGGTTTTGTCCATCAAGTATTTTCTATAAGCATTTTTATAATTTGCATTTGTGATCTTTTCGTAATCGTCAGAATTTAAATATCCGCTTATATTTGAGGTGTCTATATCCTCATTTTTTAATGATTCTCTGTAGAGTTTATCTTGATTAGCCATAGTTTGGTTTTTTGTTCCGGCGTTTAGCCCTGCGGATAAAGCGGCCGCTCCATCCCCTCCCATTGCCGTGCCGACTGCAGCTGATAATAAACCGGCACCATAAGGGCTAGTAGCAAATCTTTTAAAAGTTCCGAAACTTTCACCGACCTTATTTGCTAAACTTTTATCCGCTACCGGTCTTAAATTATCGACTTGGAAACCATTGTTAGCATTATCTTTATAGCCGCTGATTAAATCTTGTAAAAGTCCAGTTTTCTCGGGCGTTGCATCCAATCCTCCTGAAATTATCGGCTGTTCTTCCATTTGCTGATTTTGTGCGTTCATCATCCCATCGTGATAAAATTTATTAATATCAGCTTGCGATATCATCCCACCGTTATTATTTAACATTATTTGTTTTAATAACGGAGATTGTTGTGCCGGTTGTTGCTGAGGCTGTGGTTGATTTTGTGGCAACTGTAAAGGCTCAAATACGATTGGTTTTTCGTTTACTTGAGCTTGTCGTCCTAGTAACATATCTAGTAGGCTCATTTTTCGTCCTTTCATTGATTTTTGTATTTTTGTGTTAATATATTTAAAAAAAGTGAGGTGTATTATGAAAAAATTATTTATTATGTTTGTACTTTTAGTTTTTGCAAACCCTGTTTTTGCAGATATTCAGCCTCCACAATGGGGAGAGTTTTGCCCGTATGAATACCAAAACGTTTCAAATCAACATAATCCGGCGAGCTATATTTTAAGTTCTACAAGAGCCAATAATAAAGAAGCCGATTATTGGTTTTCTAGGAAAAATGATTTTCAAAATCAATTAGTTCAAGCTTTACAATTACCTGTCCAAGAAAGAAGCAATTATTATCAACAAATGAGAATGATAGAATTAAATAAAAATAATACCCACTATCAATCTCAACAGAATTATATTGCCAAACAGGGTTTGAAGTTTCAAGGTTTAAATGCTCTCCAAACATTGTATACAAATAATAATTTAAATAGTATAAATAACACCTTAAATGGCATTAGATACGGTTACTAAGCTATTAGTTTATTTATCACAGAATAATCAACGTGCTTTAATCCATTAATTTCTTTTACTGCATTTGGTATATATTCAACCTCTTGGGCTATTACTCCGATATGCTTCCCTTCCGGCTGTTTGTATTCCGGCTTATATTCAAATTCATAAATATTTATGCCGTTTTTCTCACCGATTTTTCTAATATTTTTCTTAGTATTTATATCAGACAACATCATAGCCGCTTGCGTTCCAGCCTGTACATATTGCTGTGTTTTTGCATCATTAACAGCTTGTTGAGCCATTTTTAATTTTGTATTTTCTAAATTATAATTGCTTACATTATTAGAAAGACTTTGAGACATTCCACTAGTACCTTTCATCATATCGTAAGGAGTAGCGTAAACGCCCATTAATTGAGTTAATAGGTTTGAATTTTTAGTGTTATATTTATCCATCAAGTCGGAAGTCTGCTGATTCATTGTACTTCCGTATTGATTGGCTATATTTGCAGCTCCACTCGTACCAATAAGGCCTCTTGAAATCATAGGATTTACAACATTATTCTCAAATCCGTTTTGTTGTTGAGATTGTAAATCACTTTTCCATTGGTTAAAATCGGTACTATCATAAGTCGGATTCATCAATTCGCTTAAAGTTTTAGAAATTCCGCCCTGAGTTGAGCTTACCAAAGATTTTTCAAAATCTGTCGGATTGTAAGTTGTGCCACCTTGATTAGTTGTTGAAGATCCGTAGAGTGTCGGATTTACTGTTGTTGATGCGTAGTTTCCCGCACCGTCTGCATCTTTTCCCATTATTTTAACCTCCTATATAAATTATGTGAAATTTTTTCAAAACCTACTTTTCTTAATACAAATACGGCCGATTTTGATGTCGTATTTGAATATAAATCACAGTCCATAAACTTTATAATTATTTCTAGGGCTGTTATTATGTTTCTTAAATTTTTTGGAACACTAAATCCATTTATGTATAAATTTCCATCTCTTTCGGTAAAATATATTACTCCGAGAAGTGTTTTTAAATCATCCGTATAAAAGCAATAAATTTGATTCCTAGCGTTTAGTTCGTCAGACAAGATAAAGTCTAATGCGGTTGGTTGGAACTCCTCCGGACGAGCATTGTACAAGTCGGAAATTGCTTTTTTGTCAAAAGGTCTCTCTATTATCATATTCCCAAAGTCTTATTTTTCATTTTTACACGTTTGAACTCAACCGATTGGATTGCAAAATCTTCGGCCTCACTTTGAGTGAAGAACCGAATTTTTAAAGTGTACCAAGATGTTAAAGCAATGTTTACAACATTTTGTCCGTATTCATCCTCACTAGCGAATAAAGCAACGTCGAAAGTGTCATTATCCACCATTATCTCAGTATCATCGCCAAATATACCGGTTAATCCGGAAGAATTTGAGGTAATATGTACCGGCTCTAATACTTCATTGTCAACCGTAAGCTCAATAAAGAAATTATTATTAAAAGATTTATTCAGAGTGATACAAATAGGGGTTTTTTGCTTTTTAATATTTGAGCTTGAACCAAAATTGATTAATTGTGTTTCGTAAGAACTTCCTTCAAAAATTCCATTAAAATTTCGATTGACGTGTTCAATATACAAATTTCCTGTATTGTCTCCGGAAAGCAAAAGGTCTTTGTATAATCCTATGCAATTAACAGTAGTAGGCTCTTTTCGTTCGCACCATTCTTTATTATAATAATCAAAAACCAAAATATCATCATTAATTATCATCCAAATCTCGTTACGAGTTCCGGTAATGCAAGAATATAAACGGCATCTTTTAAACTCAGCCGAAAAATATGATTGAATTTCTGTGGCAATTGGATCACCCAAGAGAGTTTTTCCGGTGTCGGGGTCTTGCATATAACAATAAAGATTCTTTTGATGCTCATCATAGAAAAATAAGTATTTATCGTGTTGTACCCAACTAGAATAGCTCGCACAACCGCCGAGACCGGCACTTCTCTTTGTGAATGATGAAAGAGCAACCGGAGTTCCTGAAAATGCCGTGCTGTCGGTGTCAGTAAAGCAGATAAGCTCGTTTGCGTAAGGTGCAACCGCATTTACTTCTTTGGAAAAGCCAACATACCAACTATTTGTTGCGAGTGATGCTCCATTACTATCAACGCTATTGGCATTGAAAGTAAAAACGTCACCTTGTTTTGATGCACTTACGCCAATTCCTTTAGAGGCAACAACCAAACTTCCATTGTATTCACACATTGAAAGTCCTTTGATTGTACGTCCCTCAAAGTCAACGGGATTAATATTTTGAACTGTTGAGCTTCCGCTTTCATCAAATCTTACGCTTACAAATTCCTCGCCATTACTGAAAATAAATCTATCGTAAATGTCGATTGTGTTTGCTTTTACAGAGATTGCATTTCCTTCTCCGGTTTTCGTAAGATTTGTTTTTAATGGAATTGAAGTTAAAACTCCGTTTACAGTCGCAATATTGAAAAGAGAACCGTTTGCAGAGTTTTCGGCATAAGCAATCAGATATTTTTTACCATTATGGGTAGTTTCCCATTTGTCGATAATACTATAACCTGATCCGATGGCGATATACAATGAATTTCCAAGCACGCTTCGGATGCCCTTATTAGCTCCAAGCCCATAACGGTACAATTCAACATTTGTAGCTTTCAGAGCAGAAATAGAGCCATTGGCATTTACGCCATTATGCTCTCTTATTCCCCCAAAATCTTGATAATTTACATCAGGTAAAGAATAACTCAAATTACATTCCTTTTACTACCGATATTCGGATTTGTTTTTTGGACAAATAATCTCCAAAGGTCTCCAAATTCCTCTTTTATCGGTTGATAGTTTTCATCGGTATTATCTTTTATGCCGGTTTGCATCGCACGGAGAATTAAACACTCCCAATATAGATTTTGGAGCTGTTCCGGAATATTAAGTGTATCGGTCGCAACTGTGAATCTGTCTTTAGCTTCGGAGTTTGCATCCGCTACAAACTTTGAGACTTGGTATTCGACATTTACGTCGTATGACTTATCCGGAATAGGATATAAGTGCAAAATTAAAGAATTGCTACTATAATCCAAATAATATTGTTTTGGCTCTCCTTTTTGATTGTCAAGAAAAACATTTTTTTCTATTCTTTCAAGATAGTCCGTGCCTCCATCAATATATATTTTTTCAACAACCCCAACATCTAAAAAACAAGTGCTTTCATTTGCCTGTGTTGAGCATTTTGTTGTATCTTTTTGGAACGGAAAATCTGACCGGTTAGTCAGATAAGCCATCCCACTATTAAATTCGGCAAGCATTGTGGCGTTGGCCGGAGTTCCGAAAGTAGATTGGCTACTACTAAACGGCGACCACGCCTTTTGGCTTGCTAATGTCATAACATCTTGAATGTTCATAATTTACCTTATTATTTCGCAGCTGTAACGGTGTAAGTAGCATCTTTGCAGATTGATTCGCCATTCATCAATTTAACTTTTAAGTGTTTATATTGAGGTAACGCACCGATAATCTGTTCAACCTCAGCACCATTCATAGAATATGTAATTTCGGTTACTTCATTTTTTACGTTGAAAAATCTATCGAAAGAGAAAAATGCATCCATTTCCTCTTTTGGATAACTTGATTTTACTGTTTGTGTATTTTCGTTTTGATTGCCTAAAATAGCATCCTTTACGCTCATATTTCCGTCTCCTTCTGTGTTGTTGTTTTGATTTGTTTCTACTTCTGATGTTGTTTCGACTTCGCCATTTTCGATAGCTTTATCCAATGCCTCAGATGATTCAAATTCTGTGGCCTCAGAGGCGATTGTGGATTTTTCATCCTCAGATAATTCGGGGTTTTCATCCAAAGATTTAACATTTTCCGGATTTTCTGTGTTGGAATTATCTACGATTGTTACAACTTCCGGATTAATTCCAGTAACATCCGGTGTAGTTACGTTTTGACCTTCTACGTTATTTTGAGCTTTACCCAAAATATTGTCGATAGCATCTGTTAAACTCATAATAGTATTCTCCTTTTTAAAAAAATGAGGCGGACGTTATATTCCGCCCCATTAGTAAACTGATAATTAAATTAAGCTGCTTTTACTAGCATTGTGCATAGAGCCGCCGGTTGAACGGTTTTTGAACCGTAAGTGTAAAGACCTCTTACAAAGTCGCCGAACTCGTCTTTATCTCTTAACGCTTCAATCTTAGTGATTTGCTCTGCGTAAGTGATAGCTTCGTTTGTTCCGGCAAAAATTGTGAAGTTTCCGCTTCCGTCAACTTGCATATTTGTACTTTCCAAAATATCGAAGAAAGAAAGTGAATATACTGCACCTTTTCTCACAACTTCGTCGCCGAGTGCTGTTGAGTGGATTACTTCCGGAGCATTAACAATTCTTTCCAAGATTTCAGGAGGTACGATTAACCAAGGGCGTTTACCATCTTTACCTTTGTTTTGCTTAGTCAAAGAGTTCGCTCTCGCCAATTTAGTTCTCATTTGAGTAACCAAATTATAAGCGGTTGCACTTGTAAAGTTGATTGCAGCTCCAGCCGCACCCGTGATTACGTTACCGGCCAAAGTATCAGCACGTCTCGCCAATAGGTGAGTGTCTTTTGACAAACCGATAGAAGTTTTACCTTCATTAGTAGCTTGCTCCAATAAATTTACATTTGCTTGGTAAGCGTTGATGTCATTTACAACAAATTTGAAAATAGTTTGTTGATCGATTACTAAATCTTGTGAGCTTCCGTCTAAAGTTTGATAAGTTCCAACTCCACCACCGGTAGTGTATGAAGATGTGTTGATTTTTGCTACTTGGTTGATATGGACTGTACCGCCGACGTTTTTTACTTCGCCTTCATAATTGCGGTTTACACATTCTTCCATAACTGTGTAATTGTAAAGGTTACGGTTTAATTCTTTCGACCATACCTCGGGGTTAAATACATCTATTGCCATTTTTTATTCTCCTTTTTATTTTTGTACTGGTGTTTGTGCTAACTGTTTGAGAATTAGAGGACGATTTTTCTCGTACTCATCAGGAGACATAGCTTTGATTTGCTCATCGGTGAAGGATTTAGTTTCAGCCGGTGGGCTTCCAGACGGAGGCGTACTTTGCAATTTAGATGTGTCCTTTTGTGCCTGTGCTTGTGCTGTTTTGGTTTTTAAATAATTGTTGATTATTTTTTGCTCCAATTCAGCAAATTGAGGGGCAAGTTCATCGGCCGTAACTCTTTTATAGTTTTCGTTCAAATAACGCTCTATCAAAGGGCTGTACAATTCGCTATCTTTATTAGTGAATTTTGAGATATTCTCCGGCAAAGTTTCAAAATATTTACCTTTTTGAGTAGTGGTAAATTTTTCTTGCTCGCTGAGTAATTCTTGCTCAATTTTCATAGCTTTTTGTGTTTTTTGGCTTGAAATTTCCTCGACAAATGAAGGACTGAAAAAAGCTTTAGCATCTTCAAACGCTTTAATGTTTCCGTTCGATTGGAAGTCATTTAAGAGCTTGTTTACCTCTGCTTGTGATTCAGTATCTAAACCGTACATTTGGCCTCTGTATTGGCCTATCTCCCACATAGACAAACCAACTGCGTGGCTTCTCACAATTTGTGGGTCGATTTCTCCTGATTCTGTGACTACGGAATCCTTTTTGGGTTCTAACTGCTCTTTCAGCTTTTTAAGTTCTTCTCGAGTTTGGGCGATAAAATCGTCCTTCTCTTTGATTCCTTTTTCCGCTTCTTCTTTGCTTTTGTAAGTTCCTAAAAAAGTTTCCTCATCCTGAGATTGGGTTTCCGCTTCTACTTGCGGTTGTGTTTCTTCTCCGACTGTCTCCTTAACTTCGGTAGTTGTTTCCTCTTGGGCTTGTGGCTCAATTTGAGGTGTAACAACACTTTCGCTTGAAGGTGTAACTTCGGTGGAAGTGCTTTCGTTTCCGTCCATTTTCTCTCCTTTTTTGTATGCTAAATTAGCCCACCTTGTGAGTGAGCTTTATTTACTGGGTTTTGGGTTATTTTTGAACTTCTAAATATCTATCCGGAGCTTTTCTGATATACGCAATAAGTTCTTGCATACCGGCAATTCTCTCCGCTGATATATTGCGATTGGTAGATTTATCCTCGCAAAATTCTCTCATCATATCGACAAATTCTTTTCCGTGTTCGCTTTCAACGATGCTTTTTCTGAAAAGTAATTTATTTAAAACTTCTTCGAGCATTTAAACTCCTCCTTGTTGCATTTGTTGTGGCATCTGAGCCGGATTTTGTTGCATATTATTAGCACTTTGCATTATTTGGTTTAATTGCATTTGAATCTCATTGACTTTGTTTACATCACCGGCTTGTTGAGCCTGTTGTAAAGCAACTTGTAATTGTTGGATTTGAGCTTGCATTTCCTTTCGTTGAACTTCTATTTTTCTTTGTTGTTTTTCTTCATCGCTGTAAACCAATTTATCAATGTTTACAATGCCATTAAGCAACAAACCTTCTTTGTACATTTCAAGAACATTTATATTTTCTCTAAGTTCCGGATCTTGCATTGCTTGTGTAGTAAGCTGTAAAATCTGTTGGAAGTTGGCTTTTTGTCTCACTAATGCACTTCTATCGTTATAAGAATATGAATAATCCTGTTGACGGATTGCATCTGTTATGACTTGCTTTTCGAGTTTTCCTTGATTTTGAACCGTGAAAGTTTCGTCTCCGGTTGAATTATCAGCATATAAATCGGCGACACGAATAATAGTTTTTATGAATCCATATTTATTCAATCCATCGATGTTATATTGAAGCCGTGTAGTCTGTCCCTGAACCTGAGCATTGATTTCCGTTGCTGTTGACTTCATATCTTGTTGTTGGCCTTGCATATTCGGGAAAATACCAGAGATTTGGCTTGTAAGTGCATCCAATTCCTTCATCAAGAATTGATCCAAAGTGTTTTCGTAAACTTCTTGGATAATTGCTCTCGGATCTTCGGCATCTGCTTCGTATTCTGTGATTTTACCTGGATAAACTGAATTGTCTTTTTCCTTGAAAAATCCTTTAGGAGCTTTGCAAGGTTTATTTTTTCTCAAAGATGAAATATCAACCGCATCATTGAATAATTTATTTTGTATTTTATCAATCCCGTAAATAGAATACAGAATCGGCACTCCACGTCTGCTCTCAGGCATTTCAAGCGGTGCATAGTGAATGATTGGGCTTTCACCGAAGCGGTTTTCTTCCCATAAAATAAGTTTAGTTCTGCCGACGATTGCTCCCGACCAATTATGATAGAATTTTCCATCGACTGTAACATCACCAAAGAAACTAAGGACTTCGACCTTATCACCTTGCGTAATTTCTTCAAATTTAACATTTTCCGGTAAAATATTAGTCTCTTTTTTATCTTTTACAGTAGTTTTTAAGAAGGTTTTAGTTTCCTCATCAATATCGTAAAGGTCATTGTTTATTACATTTTCAGGGTTTTCCCAAGACTTAATAACAAAAAGACAATGCGGATTATCTAAATCAGCACTATCATATACAATATTCATCGGATGGATTGCTTCAACATCAGCTCCAATATACTCCGGAACTCTTAAAGTCATTCTCTCATTTGCTTCCGATAGAATCTCAACTCTTGATTTCTCAGTAGGCAAACCGTCCTCAATAGTGATTATAGGCTTGAATTTTGCATCTACTTTTTTGACAATAGCGTCGTATTGGTCTTTGTTACGTTTGATGATTTTATAACGCTCAGTCCATTTACAAAATAAATTAACTTCTCCGGATAACATAAAGTGTTCGATAGCTTTATCAAAAGTCTTTGAAAGTCCCATTTCTTCGGCTTTTTTGACAAGGAATTGTTTTTGGATGTTCGCTTGCTCAGTTACTTCATTGTTTTCGCCATCAACATCGAATAAATTGTCTAATTCTTTGTATGAATTTTCCTTCAAAAATGCTTTGAAAGTTTCGGACAAAGAGTATAAAACATTTGTTTCAGCTTTTGACTTCCAATCGTCCTTTGTTTCGGATTTTCTCTCATAGTATTTCAAGGTATCATCACCCAATAAATACAATTTAGGACGTAACAAGTTCATAATCTGCTTGTGAGGCAGTCTTTGAGTGTCAAAGGCCTTAAAGTTGCTTACAACTTGTGAAACGGCTTTTTCTTTGTCTATTTGTTCGGTGTTTTCTGTTAATTCAATCGTCATTTTTAATACTCATAATCGTTTATTGTAGTAACACAGAGAGGCAAGTAACTAACGGCATCACCCAAGTGCGGTGTCCATTTTTCTTGCTGATTGTTTGATATATCTGTCGGAGTAGGAATATATACGCTTTTCCCATCTTCCGTAAACTTCCAAAGGTTCATCGTTTGAATGATGTTTGGACAATTCTTTTCGTCAACATAAATCCGGCGTTCCCCGTGATTGTCTTTGACTAACATATTGAAATATTCAACCCGTTTTAATACAGGAGGATTGCTTTTCTTATACTTTTTGGTAATTCTATCGCTACCGAATACCCGTGAAAGACTTTCATAAATAATCCGGTAATTATGTTTTTTGGATTGTGTATTTCGGTGAGTTCCGGCTGCATCTCCACAGAGAATAAAGTTTCCTTTGTGCTTCCGGTATCGCTGAATAAAGATGTTGATACAATCAACCGTGTAAATATTTTCCTCGCATATCTCATCAATATAGAAGAAAGCATCATCTTCATAGTGAGCAACCGCCCACGCCATCGTTGCGACGTTAAAATCGCAAGTAAGGTATAAATCAGCCTCCGGTTGATAATGAAGCGGTAAAATGTTCGCATCCGACCAATGACTTACAACGGCGTTTGTAACCATATTTTTCGGATAACCAAGCCAAATATGTTTGAAGTCGTCAGGGTTATTTATCCGGCAGTATTCGGCTTCCTCTATCGTCTCAGCTGGACAAAAAGTGTTATCAAGGTAATTTACGTTTTGAACATAAGTTCTCGGTCTCGGTTTTTCTACTAATTGCCACACCGGATCGAAAGTTGATAACGGATTCCAAATAGCAATTATCTTCGAGCCTTTGGCGTTTCTTTTAACCGTTGGGATTAAAACATCAATAGCCATTTTACTGATGCTCTGTGCTTCTTCTATGCAACAAACATCAATATCCGGAATAGATTTAATCGCTTGGATGAAGGCTTCTCTCGTAGCGTTCAAGCCTACGAAATAGAACTCTGAGCCGGTTACTTTGTTGTAAATGTAATCCTTTTGAACTACAAACTCAGAATATCCATAATTATCAATCCGGCTTTGGTATAAAGCCACGATTGAATCTTCCATACTCTCTTTTGTTTCACGGCAGATTAGAAACTTTTTCTTTCCTTGCCGTGCCATTGTTAGCAAAGAATCGCAAACACCGTAACTTTTGCCACTTCCACGACCGCCGTAATATAAGAAAATCGAATAATCGTTCTCAAAAAGAGGACGATATATTTTTTTTATCTCAACATCAACCATATTTTTTAATCTACAAATTTAACAAGCGACTGATTGATGTTTAAAGAGCCACTATTTTCTACCTCTGTTTTATCTTTCCAACCAAAGTTTTTAAGTGCAAAAATCGCTCCGGTGCATTGACCTCCGGAAAGCAATTTTTCGTATTCTTTTTCTATGAATAATCTTGCCCTTTTTATAGTGTAAGAAAACTCCGGCTTATCTTCATAGTCATAGAATGATTGTCGGCTCTCAAAACCTAAGTGGTAAGCCAATCCTGTAATAGTTGGAGTTGCTATTTCGAGCTTTATTTCTCCTACTACCAAAGTTTTTTTATCCGGACAGTTTTTTAAATATTCTTCAATCTTTTTTTGCAAATCTTCCACAGAAGAAAACAGAGCAGGACGACCGCCTTTGTTTTCCGTTTCCGGTTGATTTGTTTCTTCTAATTCTTTTTCTGTGTTTTCGCTCATAAATAAACCTTTAAAACTTTTGTATTTTACCCCCCTCTGAGGTGTAACAAACTCGCTCATAGACTGACGTTATTTTTTTACTGACTTCATAAGTTTTCTTATTTCGCCAAAATCGAGAGTGTTTGCAGCTTGCATCAGATGAAGGGATAGTCGGATGAAAAAATCGTTCTTTGATTATGTCATTCAAGTTATTAACCCCTTCCGGAAAGCCATTGAAACGGCCTGAGTTCGGTTATCCGCTCCGAGCTTCATTAATAGATTACACACGTGAGCCTTTGCCGTATGGCTACTTACGGTTAATTTTTCCGCAATTTGTGAATTTTCCAATCCCTCAGCCATTAATATTAAAACTTCTTTTTCCCGTGAACTTAAATCCTGTCCCATATATCTCCTTTAAAGTAAGGAGGGAGAAAAACTCCCCCAGAAATGTAAAAAACAAACAACATTTGTTTTCAGGATAGTGTATTTAGGTTTCTAAAGTTGAGTAAAAATGTCCGTTCCAATGAAGCAAAGTTTTATTATGGTCGTAAACACTTCCAAAAAATTGAAATTTCCAAGTCATATTTGCCATAGTTCCATATTTTACTTCTTCGATTACATTTTCGATATATTTTTCCCTTAAAAAAGTTTTTAACCACTCAACGGTATGTTTCCGCTTCGGTCGTTCAAAAACTAAATGTCCTTTTACCGTATCGAAATATTGTAATTCGGCTAAAAATGCCCCACAGACGGGACATTCATTTAAAATTCTAATTTGGCGACCTGATTTATTTTCTTGGTCGTATAAATAAATAATTCTATCGAATTTGTTTATTTCTCGACCGCAACACTTCAAACCGTCTCCTTTTCATACACCAATCCCCGTAATTTAGCGTTATAATCGCCTTTTCGGATAAACCTACTCGAGAAACCATATAACAAATTACATTGTCATTATGGGGTATGAAACCAAAAACCTCAATAAAACCGGTGTTCAACTTTACGGAAGGTTCATGAACTTTTGTAAAGAAGGCATAAAAAAAGAGAGCCGTTAAGCTCTCTAATAATTCTCAAATAGTTTTGTAAGTGGTATTTTTAAAGCATCAGAAATTTTTTTCAGGTTTTCGATCCCGACACTAATTTCGCCACGCTCCACAACGCCGATATAAGTTCTTTGAAGTCCGGACAGTTCCGCCAGCTCCTCTTGACTTAATTCTTGCAATTTTCGTTCTTTGGCTATTCTTTTTCCTGTTATTTTTTTAAAATTACTCATATAGCAATTCTAAAGGCTGTAAAAATATTTTCTACACCAAATATATGGCACTAGCATCCTTAATAAACCCTAATACCAAGCAGAATAACCATAAAAACACAAGTTTTTATATAAACAGCCGTTTATATAAGAGTAGCAGTCTAATAGGAGTATGACGATGACAAAAGCTGAATTGCAATTTATTTTTGTTGCATTGGTGAATCTCGACAACGAAAACGGAAAAGAAATTTTTTCAAAAATATTAAAATTTATCGGAAAATAAATTAATAAAATTTACAACTGGAAACTCCGCACCAAGTTCGGGGGGATTTCCTATGTTTGTTTTTTCCTATAAAATCCATTTTCATCAAAATAGCCACCTTCTTTTTTTATTTCTTCGTCAAATTCTGTGTTGGATTTTTCGAATGGAGTTATAAATATTGCTCCGAAGTCCATAACTAACCAATCGAGGCTCAACCTTCTGTTGATAAGTTCTTCGCACACTAGGGATAATTTAATTAAATTCTCCAGTTTTAACCCCTTGCTTTTTCCTGTTTCTATTGCACTAATTGTAGCTTGTGTCACCTCCATTAAGGAAGCCAATTCAACTTGGTCTAAATCGAGTTCTTTTACTCGTAATTGTTTAAATCTTTTGCCAAAACCTTTTAAATCTTCAATAGACATATCTTTTTCCTTTTTGTTAATATAACAGGGTTTCACCGTATAAGTATTAAGTAATGTTACAAATAATATAAATAGTACTTGTATTATATAGATGGTAGTTGTATTATGATTATATGGATATAACTTAAATTAACATAAGTTGTGGGATATTTCAATCCTACAGGCGATGTATTTTTAAAGGTGCAAAAATGACAAACGATCAAAGAAGAAAAATAATAAAAGCAAAATTGGCAATGTCCGGTATTCAACAAACTGAGATTGCTAGAACGCTTGGGATTAGTGCAATTTCTATAAATTTATGGGTAAAAGGTGAATTAACTTCTATAAACATTGAGAATTGGTTTAAAGAAAAATTCGGGGAAAAGTTTATAACGGAACTTAAAAAGGTAGCTTAATAAAATTGAAGATAGGCAAATCGAACCATCAAGGCTCTACTTGCTATGAAAAGAATTTGAATAAAAAAGGTTGATGTCCTTTACCACGCATCCGGCGAAGTGTTGTCAGAGATGGGGAAACCCTGAGCAAGCCGAGAGAGATTGACCAACTTACACGATGTGAGATTCAGAAAAAGATTAGAAGAATGAAATAAATTCTTTGACAGCTCATAAGAAATTGTGAGCTGAACTAAGCATTTTTTCAAAAAGGTAAAAGTCTCGTCTCCTTTCATTTATTTAACAATCTGACATAACGAGGCTTTTACTGTTTTTTATCACTTGGTAACGAAGCAAATTTCGTCACCAAAATTAAAGGAGGTCAACAAATGTATGACGACATAACAGTATGGTCTTGCTTCTTCGAGGATATCGAAGAACAGGAGCAAACCGAATTACAACAATGTAACTTAAAGGACGGTGAAAGCTATGTATAAACTAGAGGAACTTTATGAGCTTGTGGTGCTTGAAACCGAAAACGAAATTAAGGAACTTAAATATTTGCTTAATTTCAAAAAAGAAAAATCAAAAATGCAAAAATTAGCAAAATTAGAAAGAACCCTAGAATTAATTACAAGATTTCACAGTCTTTGTATTTAAAAAGTCAGATTTACTCAGTTACCACGACTTTAAACACTAAATTGAGAGCCTGTATTGGCATATAAAGCCGGTTTATTGACGTTCAAATCCGCAAAAACGAAATGACAGTCGAGAAAGAGCGACATTTATTGAGAGGTAGCCAAGCGGTAAGGCAAGCGACTGTTAATCGCTGTATCGTGGGTTCGACCCCCACCCTCTCAGTTTTTTGGAGTTAGGAGTAAGGAGGCACGGAAGATGATTGAAAGTATTGAAGATTTTTGGGAAGTAGTTAATTACAATGGCGGAATTGTTAAATTCACTTTTAAAACAATTTGCGGTTGTAGTTTGGTTTACTTTTCCTTAATCGGATTAATTATTTTGGGAGGATGAAAATGTTTTCACAAGGATTTTTCTTAACGAAATTAAATCCGGAAGAACAAGCCTGTGCGATTAATTTTGCGATGGGACTTGAACAATCGGGATTTAGAGATGATTGGATGGCGGATTTAATAAAAAGCTTAAACGAATCGCCAAGCACAAACACAAAAATTTTAATGGATTTTTGGCAAAAGGTAACACCTAGATTATATTTGGAAATTATGAGTAAGAAGGAGGCATTTATGAAAAATGAAGAAACAACAAACGGAGCAGTATTTAACGGTCAGAATGGTGAAGCTGCAACAATCGGCGTAAGAACAAATTTATCAAAAGAAGAAACAAAGACAAGATTAGCAAAAATGATGGATGATAATATCGCCAAACGTGAAGCTCACGGCATTGAAGGCTATAATCCTGATTATATAACGCTTACAAATGCTTTAAGATATTTGGATTAAAATTTTACACTAACTGAATGGGTCGAAAGTTACTTAAAAATCAGATTGGAGGTGTAAATATGTGGGGTTTCCGGTATTTAGCAGACGTGCCGAATTGGTTTGAATAAGCCGGTTTAAAATTTAATTCCTCAAAAACACATTTTACAAACGGTATATTTTAAACAGCCCTATGTTGCATTTTTTAACTATCCAATGCCGTAGGGCTGATTAAAGTTTACAAAAAAGAAAGGAGAAATTATGAATATTTATGGAAAATTACAAAAAAGCAGAGTGGAGCTGCAAAAAAAATCTCTTAAAAAAAGTGGTGAAAACAAATTCGCAAAATTCAAATATTATGAACTTGCTGATTTTATCCCTACTGTTAATGAAATTTTTGGGGCTAACGGACTTTCAAGCAATTTCAGCATTAACGCTGATAATATGGCAATTTTAATAATTGTTGATAGTGAAGCAACCGAAGCCCAAACTATTGAATTTACAAGTCCAACCGCTGAGGCTTCTGTTAAAGGCTGTACCCCTATTCAATCACTCGGGGCAATTCATACCTATATGAAGCGTTACCTATACTTAAATGCCCTAGAAATCGTGGAGGGTGATTGTTTAGATCCGAACGTAGGAAGCGGAAATATTGAAACCGGAGAGAAAAACCCCGACATAGATTTACTATCAGGACTTGAAGCATTAGACACGGTCGAGGATTTAGAGGCTTACTACAAAAAATATCAATCAAAAGTAGGCGACAAAATGGGCTTTATCAAGGCTCTGAAAGCAAAAAAGGAAACATTAATAAAAGAAGGAGCAAAAAATGCAAATAATTAAAAATATCCCTCAACAGTCCGATGAATGGTTCGCTATGCGAAAAGGTGTTATGACTGCGAGCCACGCTCAGGCGATAGGCTCTTGTGGAAAAGGCCTCGACAGTTATATTTTAGAGCTTATGGCCGACTTCTACGCCATTACAAGCGATTTTTACACTAATCCGGATATGGAAAGAGGCAACGAACTCGAAGCGAGTGCGAGACTTGTTTATGAGATGGAAAAAGGTGTAACCGTTGAAGAAGTTACTTTCGTAAAAATGGACGATTGTATCGGTTGTTCTCCGGATGGATTAATCGGCGACGATGGACTTTTAGAAATAAAATGTCCAAATAACAAAAATTACTTTTTGATTATGCTTGATCCAAAAAATATTGATACAAAATATTTATGGCAAATGCAAATGCAAATGTTAGTTACGGGTAGAAAATGGTGCGATTATATGGCTTATAATCCAAATTTTGAAAAACATTTCACTATTTATCGCTTTGGAGTTGATGCAGAAAAACAATCAAAATTACTTCAAGGCTTTGAAGTTGGGAAAAGAGCAATAATGGAACTTAAAAATCAAGTAGAAAGGACAAAACAAAATGTCATTAGCAATAAAATACCTACCGGAGTTACCGGCACAGAATCAAATAAACTTCAATTTTGATGAAATTAAAACCGAGTTAGAAATCAACTTGGAAAAATACCAAAATTTAATTGTTACAGAAGATGCAATACAAAACGCAAAAAAGACTAAGGCGGATTTAAACAAATTCAGGACAGCGATTGAAGATGAACGTAAACGAATCAAAAATCTTTGTCTTGAACCATACAATGCTTATGAGTTAAAAATAAAAGAACTTGTGGGACTTATTGATAAGCCTATAAACGCTATTGATACACAAATAAAAAACTTTGAGGACGACCAAAAAGAAAATAAAAGGCTAGAAATAGCAAAATTTTATGATGAAAATATTGGCGAATTAAACGATTTATTTTCCTTTGTAGATATATTTAACGGTAAATGGTTAAATTCCTCAGTTTCAATGAAATCGATAAAAGAAGAAATTTCACAAAAACTTGAAAGAATCCGATTAGACTTGAATGTAATTACAGGACTAAAAAGCGAATTTGAAATAACCATCAAAGATTTTTACCTAAATAACTTTTTTGATATTTCAAAAACCTTAGCCGAAAATACAAGACTTCAAGAACTCAAAGAAAAACAGACACAAAAAGAAGAAGCAAAAAATATTCAACCTTCCGCTCCGGTGGAAGTTCAAACAGCTTCACAAATTGTTGACAAAGTTCAAACGTTAATTAAAGAGTATGAGCCTGTAACAAAGGCTCTCTCTATGAGGGTTTATGTCAATAAATCACAATGTGAAGCATTAAACAACTTCTTAACGTCTCAAAATATTAAATTTGAACAAATATAGAGGTGCGTATGAAAATTAGTGCAAATCTCATCAAATGCGAGGATGGGGTAATTCTGTTAGATGTAAACGGCTTTACCCCTCAACTCGAAATTGATAAAAAATACAATGTTGAATTTAAAGAATATCGGACGAGCCGTTCTGTTGAACAAAATCGAATGATGTGGGCTATTATTCAACAAATCGCATTGGTTTCCGGTAACGACCCAACAGATATTTATATTTTAGGGCTTGAACATTCAAACGCTAAATATGATTTTATTGCAGCTTTACCGGAGACAGAAGCGAGCTTAAAAAGAGGTTTCAGAGCCGTCAAGCCTCTTGGAACACTAATGACACCCAAAGGTGTTGAGTTAGTAACCTACAAGGTTTATGAAGGCTCTAGCAAGTTTGATACAAAAGAAATGGGCTTATTAATAGATTTTTTTATAAATAAAGCAGCCGAATTAGGAATATATATTGAGGATTAAAAAAATGACAAAACTTATAGATATAACAGGACAAAAATTTGGTAGATTAACAGTATTAAAATATATTAGTTATCCAAAATGGCTTTGTCTTTGCGATTGTGGGAAAGACAAAATTATTCGCGGAAATGATTTAAAAAGCGGAAAAACACAATCTTGTGGGTGCTTGAGAATAGATAAAAATATCGAATTTAAATCTAAAAATAGAAAAAATGATATTAGATTTTATAAAATTTGGTGCAATATGAAACAAAGATGTTTAAACCCCAATATTGAGGCGTATAAGGATTATGGAGGAAGGGGAATAATTATCTGTAATGAATGGTTAAACTCCTTTGATATGTTTAAAAAAGATATGTATTTTTCTTATATTGAACATATAAAAATGTTTGGAGAAAAAAATACTTTTATCGATAGAAAAGATAATAACAAAGGTTATAATCCTTCAAATTGCAGATGGGCGACAAGAACTGAACAAAATAATAATCAAAGAGTTAAAAAGAATAGAATTATACAAATAGAGGAGACTGGAAAATGATTGAAGTAACAATTACGGGCAGATTGGGCGGAGACCCTGAAATAAAATATTTTGAAAGCGGAAAAATAAAAACAAATTTTTCTCTCGCTACAAGCGGTTATGATTCAAAGAAAAAAGAAAAAACGACAAATTGGTATAGTGTCGATATTTGGGATAAACAAGCAGAATTCGCCGGAGAATACTTTAAAAAAGGCTCTAGCGTTACAGTTCAAGGCTATTTAAAAGAGGAAAAATATACAAATAGTAAGAACGAAGAAAAAACAAACTGGAAAGTAGTGGCTCAAAGAGCTAGTTTCGACGGAGCTTATCTGTTTATTACCGGTGAGATTGAAAAAGTCGAAAATCGTGTTACAGCGAGCGACAAAAAAATCCAAGTTTTAAAACTGAAAGATTTTAATGCTCCGGTTTATTGTTTTAGCGAAAATGCCATCGCTGTGGGCGAAGCTGTTAATCTTTTATGCTCTTTTGATATGGTTGACTACAAACCGGTATTAAAAGTCGTTAAAAGCGATGCAAAACCGCCTCAAAAAGAGGAAAAAGAAACACATAAACCGAGCGATTGTTTAACACAACAGGAAATCGAAGAAATACCATTTTTAGGAGAATAGATGAAGTGCCACAAATGCGGTAAGGATAAGCCATTAATTAATTTTTATCAAAACTATCGGATAAAAAATGGCTACAATCCAATTTGTAAGGCGTGCCTTAAAATACAGCGTGAAGAATATTATAAACAGAAAGAAAAGCCGAAAGAAATTATAAAAAATCCTGATTGGAGCAATACTGCGATTATGTGTTATGAGCGTAATTGTATTTGCTCCGATTGTTTTTTTGATAAATTTTTCTCGGATAAAGAACAAAAATGTCAAATGAAATTTGCGGTTATAGAATTAGTTAAAAAGTTTGGAATACCAAAAGAGGTGGAAGAAGATGGCTAGAAATCGAATGATAAAGACGGAGTTTTGGGGTAGTAAAACACTCGCGAAAGTCTCGCGAGATGCTCGATTAACTTTTATCGCTATGTGGAATTTCGCTGATGATTACGGAGCTGTAAAGGCTAATATAAAGTGGCTAATAGGCAATTTATTTGAATCTGATGATTCAGTAACTCCGGAACTTATAAAAAAATGGCTTAATGAATTAACAAAAGAAAAATTAATTATTCCTTATTCTGTTGAAAATAGAGATTATTTTTTTATTCATAGTTGGAAAGAACATCAAAGGGTTGACAAGCCAAGTGCCAAAAGGCTTCCGCCAATTCCTCGCGAAATACTCGAGAGTTACTCGCGAAATGAAATAGAAATAGAAAAAGAAATAGAAATAGAAAATAATACTTCTTTGTCTTGCAAGCAAGACGAGATAAAAATTTTAAATCATCTGAATTTAAAATCGGGGAAAAATTTTAAACCCATTGAAAGTAATTTCAAATTTATAAGAAGTCGGTTAAAAGATTATTCTATAAATGAACTTATTTTGATGATTGATTGTAAAGTAGCTCAATGGCTAAACGACCCCAAAATGTCGATATATTTACGCCCTGAAACGCTTTTTAACGCCACAAAATGTGCAAGTTATGTGGAGGAAAGCAGGTCGAAAACTGTTCAAGCAAAAGGAGAAGGAAAATGGGACATATAAAATGCAAACATTGTGGGAAATCTTCCATAACGCATAATTTCAACATTGGAAATATTGCCAAGTCTATTGAGATTGCTGATTGTAATTGTGAAGCAAAAGAGACCGAGAAGCGTGATATGGAAACCTCAAAACGTCGTAAAAATGAAATTTTACAACGCAAATTCCAAAATAGTTTAATGACCCCATTATTTCAAAATTATACTTTTTCCAATCCGAACTTGGATAAAAATGAGCATATAATCGCTTGCGAAAAATATGTAAAAGACTTTGATTTAAAAAAGTCCGATGGAATTGCAATGATTGGAAAAACAGGGAGAGGGAAATCCGTTGCTATTGCTTGCGTTTGCAATGCTTTAATTAAACAAGGTTATAATTGCCTATTTACAACAATGTCAGCTCTGCTTGATAAATTTATAGAAAGTTGCGATTTTGACAATGAAATCACTACCGAAAGCCTTTATCGATGGGTAAGAGAATTTGACTTCGTCGTCCTCGATGATTTAGGACGTGAAAAATATACAGAAAAACGCTTGGAGATTGCTTTTCGGATAATTGATGAATTAATTAATTATCAAAAAGTTGTTGCTTTTAGTGCAAACCCCGAAACTTTGGAGAAGATTTATAACATCCCCGAATTTGATGCAATCAGAGACCGGCTCGCTATGGCTTGCCGAATCAAGATGCTATTTAAGGGCGATAGTTACAGAAGAAGGATTTAAGGGGAATTAGGGGATATGGAGATTAGAAAAAGATTGCTTTCACCGAGAGAGGTGGAAGTTTTGAGTTATGTTTCAAATGGCTTTGGATATAAAGAAATATCATTGGAATTAAAAATTTCAGAAAGAACCGTGCAAACACACGCAGAAAGAATAAAAATAAAACTAGATGCAAAAAATATAACAAACGCCGTAAAAATAGCGATTAATAAGGAATTAATATAATAGGAGGAATTATGGAAGCACCTGATAAGGTTCAAGAGCTTGCTATCAAGCTGCAAAGAGACCGATTAAACCCCGAGAATTATGCCGGAGGATTTTATAAACTCGGTGAATTTTT